ATTACCAAGTGATAGATGTCATCTGCTGGACAGCCGTCGCACCGCGCATGAGAGCCCACGAAGTCGGAGCAATCATTTTAATTCCTATCGAGTGCGTCTGCCAGAGCGAGCGGGTCTGCTGACCAACCTGAGCCGCGCCGACCGAGCCGGAGACCGCGATACCCGAGTTGACCGGGACGATACCCGCCGTACCCACCACACCGATAGCTCCCTGCGGGGAGGTAGCGGCCATGGTCGGAGCCGTAGCGTTGGCGTTGCTCTCCACAACCGTCGCAACATCCGACACGTCGAACATCGGCGTATCGAAAGCGGTGGCGAAGGTGGCCGCGTCAACGAGGATCGCCGTGTTGGCCGGAACGTGCTGGCTGGAGATCACCTCGACGCCCAGAAGGCGACCGGCGGCGATTTCATCAGCGAAGGCACGCTGGCCGAGCGGGTTCATCATCAGCGACAGCGAGAGACGGTTCGCCGTGTTGATGATGAGAACCGGACGAGCGCCGAGGCGGGCATTCGTCATGGCGGTGATAGCAGCCTTCATGTCAGCGATGACCGCAGCCTCACCGCCGCCAGCCGTGCCGGGCACGCCGGTCACACCAGCGAGCAAGCCAGCCGGACGGACGCCGGCAACAGCCGTTGCGGCGCTAAGCAGAGCCGCGTCCAGCACCTGAGCATAAGCCTCGGTGAGCGCATCACGCAGCAGACCTTCGATCTGCGGGGTGGAACGCTCGGCAAGCTCCTTGGTGAAAGTCGTGATCGCAGCCAGCTTGTAGCGCGACAGCCGGGTGGATCCGAAGCTGAACTGCGTCAGCGGGATCGCACCGGCCTCACCAACCCACGCCGGTTCGCTAAGGGTTGCACCCAGCGGGTTGCGCATCGGGATGGTGATGCTGTCGTAACCGCCGAAGCTGAGACGCTGCGAACGGGTCGCCAGTTCAGCCGCCACCGAGACCGTCTTGAGCGAGTCAAGGAAGCCCTGGACATCGTTCTGAACGAGTTCAGCAGCCCAGCCGGTTGTCGTGGTCATGGCCGGATTGACAACAGCCTTCTGCACGAAGTCCATAGCCGCCGGAAGCTCGGAGTTGCCCTTGTAACGCTCGTCAATGACCTGGTTGATGTCCTGACGCTTCGAGTAAGCGATAAACTGGGCAGCAGCCATCTTGAAGAGCAGATCGCCGTTACCCTTGCCGTCCTTCTTCATGGACGGAACGACGGCGGGAGCCGACACCGGGGTGGCGCGGGCGGCGAGGGCCGACTCGGCCTTCTTCAGCGCAGCAACGGTGGAGGACTGCTTCTCGACCTTGGCCGAAAGTTCCTCGACCTGGATCAGGAGGCTTTCCTCGTCGGGGGCTGCTTCAAGAGCCTTGGTGGCCTCGACGAGCGAGTCCTTGAGGGCGACGAGTTCAGTCTCGGTCGCGACGATGCGATCAGCGATATTCATTTGCGAAGTTCCTTGTTCGCCAGCAGGATTGCCTGCCGGGCACGGGCAACAGTTTCGTTGGGGGTGATGCCCGACCGGGCGGTATCAACCTGCTTCTCAATGACCGATGACAGATTGAATTGTTTGGCGATCTGCACGGCACGCGGATGCGCCGGGACGCTGACGATGCTGCATTCCATCAGTTCGATGGACTTGAAATGGATGCCGCCGATGTCGTTGAGTTCGCCCTTACCACGGAAGCCGATGGACGAGGCCAGCGGCACACCATCAGCCAGCAGCTGCTTGACCATCTGTGCGAGGTTCGTGGACGCAAGCTTGATGTAGCCGACAAGGCGGTCACCGTCGGCCTTCAGATCTGTCCAGAAGCCAATCGGCTTGTCGGGGTCATGCTGCCAAAGCGCGATGACCTTGTCTGACTTGGCGGCGCTCTTATAGGCCGCAGGATCGATGGTGTCTTTCACCCGGTCAGGGGTGGCAGCCGACATGATGAACCGGGCATCGAAACCGGAAGCCGGATCGGCCTTCTCAACGGTTACCGGGAGGTGCTTGGTTTGCATTCGGCGTCCCCGTTAGAGGGAGCCGGTCGCCCGTTGCTCTGTGCTGAAATGGATTTTGCGTCAGGAGCAGTGCCGCGCCTGACGCATGAAGGGGGTCTATTTCGGATTCCGCCCATTTCCGGGCGTTAACACATCTGCATTAAGCCGTCAAGACGGCCCTGCCGTTAACCAAATAATAATCGGTCTGCAGAAAAATATCCACATGAATGATTTCGCAGACGTATCGCTTACCTTTGCCGCTCAATGCCGGGCCGCGCGAGGCCTGTTAAATTGGTCAAGGGATGATTTGGCCGAGCGGGCTGAAATCAGCCTGCAGCAGGTCATAGATTACGAAACGACAGGCCCGCGCAGCCAGGCGATGACTGCCCTGCTGCGTGAGACCTTTGAATCTGCCGGAATCCAGTTCATCATGGGCGAAGAAAGTTTCGGGGTCACATTGCAACCCCGATAAAAATTGCCTCACGTATCCGGGTCTTCCACAACCCGGAAAGTCCGCTTCAGCCGGTCAATCGGCACGTATTCGAAGCTGCGGTCGTCGGCCCAGGCCACCAGTGCCTCAACCTGACCGCCGACCGCGCCGACCGTCATCGCCATGCCCTTGCGGCCCAGCTGGTCCTGCACATAGTCGCCCTTGCTGACGCGGTACTTGCGCGGACGGGGCTTCGTGTTTGTGAGAGCGTTGTTCATTATCATACCTCAGAAATTAAAGTTGACGCCGGTGCGGATCTCGAACGCTTCAGTCACTTCACGGTGAAAGGAGCGGTAAACTGTAGCGTGGTGGTCGCCATCTTCACGACGTTCGCCACGGCATGGGCATTTTGGCAATAGGTTTGTCCGTTGAGTTCATACGTCGATGACAGCACCATAAATCCAGGGATTGGCGCGGCTTCGCTGGGGTATTCAATGGACACCTTGTTGTACAGAAGGTTTTGGTTCGTCACGATGCCAGCAACGTTCACCGCTTTTACAAGCTGGTCGTTATACGGATCATATCTAAAGTAGGCTTCTCCGTTGCAGTTATACGCCCCATACACCTTGCTGATGGGCCGACTATTGTTGAAGCCGTTGGGGTGAACAGCATCAGTCTCGTAATATTTCTTCCCGATCTTGATGATCGTAATGCCGCCGCCTGTTGCTGAACCCACAACCTTACCCTTTGCGTCCAGAACGGGCTGCCCGGCAAACGACGGAGCGGTGAAAACACAAAGTGCGATAGCAGTTGCTGCGAGGAGGAACTTGTTCATTGGGATGCTCACTTTATATCGTTTGATTAGAAACGGGGTTCGCGGCGATGGACAACCGTCGTCACCGACTTGCCGCGCGTGGCAAGCACGAGAATGCCGAGGATTATGGTGCCCAGCAGCCAGATAAACCAGCCGATGACCGCAAATGCGCCGAGGAACAGCAGGGCACCGGCGGCTTCGTCGTTGACGGCATAATTAGTAGCGTGTGCGTTGATGTAGACCGCAAAGGCCATAGCAACCTGGAAAGCCCAAAACAGGACCAGGAAGATCCAGCCGAAGAAACCGCGCTTGTGCTTTGTGATGGTGGTCATTGGGATGCTCACTTTTTGATGTGGAAGGTTAGTGGGTGCGTTCAAACTGAAGGCCAACCTGGCCGTTTTCAGCCATGCTCAAAGATATCTCGAGACCGAAATAGCCACGGCAGTACTGGTTTTTGCGCCACCCACCGACAATCCGGCCATCAACTCGAAAACGGCGGCATTCCATCTTGGGGGAAAGCGCAGCTGCATATTCGCGGGCAAGATAGCCCACTTTGCAACCATCAACGTAGGCAGCAACCGCGTTTGCATCGTGTTCATTTGTGGGCTCGGGGACAAGGATCACGTCAACAAGGGTCGCGTGGCCATTCCGCTTGTAACCGCCAGTGATCTGCAAAAAAGCGTCCTGATAAAATGATTCACCTTTAATGATCGGGAGCCAATCAGAACCGCCAACAACGCTAAAGTCGTAATTGCGACCGCGCTTGAATTTCGGCAATTGCACAACAGGATTATTGTTGCTGATGATTTTGGCGAGCCACTTGAACATTGTCTATTTCCGTGTTTCGTTGTTGCGTTGGTGTGATATTTAGACTAAAAGTACACAATGTCAACACCAATCGTGCGATTTTAATACGAAAGAGACAAAAATGGTCGGAACTAAGGGTATTTTCGCGCGTCAGGCGAAAGCTGCGCGGGAATTGATGGGCTGGACTCAGGACGACCTGGCAAAAATCACCGGGCTGTCGCCTGGCACCATCAAGAACTACGAAAATGGGAAAACGCAGACAGTCGGCACAACCGCCGCAATCCGTCAGGCATTTGAAAAAGCCGGTATCGTGTTCGTGCTTGAGAGCGAAGGTAATCTAAACCGCGTAGGCGTTATCAGGACGGAAAAAGATTAAGCCACCCACCAGCTAAGGTCGGAGCCCATTGTGGGGGCTTGCCCGTCGCTCACTTCGTAGACCGCCATCAATGCCGCAACAAGCGGGTCCACACGCTGGGTCGCTTTTGATTTATCGATCTTGGTTGATCCAGCGGCATCCACGACGGCCACGGCATTGGCGGCAGCCATGTTCAGCAATGGGTGTCCACCATGCCGAACTTTCCCTTCCAGCATCAGCGACATGAAGGCATCGCATCGCGGCGAGAAATCGCGGAACCCTTGCCCCACTTCTTTCCAAGCCGCCATCTGCGCGAAACCCAATTCATCGGCAACCGCGCGGAAATCTTTGATGCGCCACCTGTCAAAGCAAACAACTGCCGGGTCAATCCCCTCATCATCTAGCTTGTCACGCAGCCATTCCACGATCTGCCGGTAATCCATGCTTTCGCCGCCAAGCGGCACCATAACCCCCTGTTTCACCCAGGCATCGTAAGGCGCTCGATCGCGGCGCGCCCGCTCCTCGATCCCGCGCGTCGGGCAGAACACAAACGGCAGCAAATGCACAACACCAGTGTCATCACGCGCGGCACACACGGCGGCGGTCAAGTCGTTACGTGCCGACAGGTCCAGCCCAATTGCAACGCTGTTCTCACGGAACACGTTCATCTCGGGCAACCCGGCGCAACGCTTCCATACTGCAGGTGCCATGAACAGCGACTCCTGCGCCACCCGCTGGTTCAGTAAAAGGTTTCGCGCAGATGCTTCCATTGACGGCAACCTGGAAGCCTGCGCCAACTGAACCTCAAGATCCTTCTCCGACCTGAACAGTCCAAGGCCAGGGTTTGCCTTTCGCCATTGATCGCGATCCATCAGATCGCAACCCTCGTCCGCCTTGTAGACGTGGCATACGGTTTCGGGGTCGCCTGACCGAATGGCATCATCGCACCACATCGAAAAAAGATCCGCATCGGACGGGCTGCTGGTCGAAATGACAACGAGCAACGGATGATCGTGAGCGCCTTGACTCGTTGTTATGGCATCAATGAACGGGCTGGACGGCCCGGTGACCTGGCCCGCTTCGTCGATGATCGCAAGTGCGGGCGACAAGCCGTGCGCCGTCGTGCCGTCCGCAGCCAAAGCTTTGTACTCGACGTTCTGCGCAATCCCGATGATGCGTTTGCCTGATGGAATGATGCGGCAGACTTTCGACAGCCGGTCATCCAGCTGAATCATCTTCGCCGCCAGCGCAAAGACCAGCGCAGCCTGATCGCGGCTCAAGGCTCCCGACACCACCTGCGAATTCAGCCGCGCCTCTGGGCCGCAGATGTGGGCCAGCATGAGCCCAGCAATCAGGCTCGTCTTGCCGTTCTTGCGGGCAATGCTTAACAGCGCACGCCGCGTACCAACCGGGTTATCGTAGATATCGCGGATGAACTGTTTCTGAAAATCCGCCAGAACCAGGCGCTGGCCTGCCAGGCTGCCCTCTGGCACGCGGCAGTATTCCTGTACAAACGCAATGACCTTTTCGCCGCGCGTCATCCGGCTTTCGCTACCAGCTTTTTGCGCTTCTCCGCAATGGCTTCCGTGTAACTGCCCTCGCCGTCTTCCTTCGGGCTGTAGCGGTCGGACATCATCTCATCAAATGTCTTGCCGGTGGATTCGAGCGTTGCCTTGTGGCCGGTGAAGTCCTGCCAGCGCTTTACGGCAACATCGACATAGGCCGGTGACAGTTCAATTCCGCGCCCGTCGCGGCCTAGTTTTTCCGCTGCGATCATTGTCGTCCCAGTGCCGAGAAAGCAATCGACGACACCTCGGCTTCTGTTCATCAGATCTCCGATGATGAACTCGGGCAAATGAACCGGGAACGTCGCGCCATGAACTGACGCGAACTGGTTGTCGCGTTGCGGAGGTGCCTGATAAACGTTTGAATATTTCCCCTGCCACGACGAAAACGGAATAACCCGGCTTGCGTTGTCTGATCGTGACATAACGACGAGCCACTCGAAACGGCTTGCCATGATGCCGGGTTTAATATGCGGAGCAGCGTTTCCTTTGTCCCATGTGATCACGTCAACCAGATGAGACGATGTGTCGTTCATCCATTTGAGCAGCGCGCGCTTGGCACCGGCCAATGGCTGCACATTGAACACCATCGCCTCGACATGCGGAAACGCCGCAGACATGCACGATTTCAATAAATCAGCATACTCGTTTGACGGCAAGTCATCGGAATATGTGTCGTAAAACTTATTTGATTTGCTAATTCCGGGTTTGTAATTGTCACGCAATACTGCGGCATCGCCTACGTTATATGGCGGCGAGGTGAACAGAACAAACCCGTCGCCGATTGCGAGTTTATCCCAGTCATCCGGGTTCGTCGCATCACCGCAAACGACACGATGCTTCCCCATCACCCACACATCACCCAGCACCGTCACCGCGCGCTCAGGCACATCCGGTACAGCATCCTCATCCGTCAATCCCGCCGTCTGCACCGACAGCAGTTTCGCCAGTTCATCATCCGAGAACCCCATCAGCCCGCCAAAGTCAGCCGCAAGGTCGGCCAGTTCATTACGCAGGATTTCCTCGTCCCACCCGGCATTGAGCGCCAACTTGTTGTCGGCAATCACCAGCGCCCGGCGGCGGCGGTCATCCAGCCCGGTGACAATAACCGCAGGAACCTCGGCCATGCCCAACTTGCGCGCCGCCAGCAAACGACCGTGACCCGCGATCAGGTTGTTCTGCTCATCAATCAAAACCGGGTTCGTGAATCCGAACTCGCGTATCGATGCCGCAATCTGTGAGACCTGTTCATCCGAATGCGTCCGGCTGTTCATCGCATACGGGATCAGCGATGACACCGCGACCGGCTTCGTCTCGTAGAATTGAGCCACGCTAATTCCTTCCCATCGGCTGCGCC